TTCAAATAGATGCAAGTGATGCTGGAACTGCAATCTTTAATCACGATGTTCACATAAAGGACAATGGTAAACTAAAAGTTGGAACTGGTAATGATTTAGAAATGTATCACGATGGAAGTAATAGTTATTTTTATAATGAAACAGGTAATTTCCAAATCTTTAACAAAGCCAATGACAAAGATATTATATTATCTTCAGATGATGGTAGTGGTGGTACTACTGCATACTTAACAATAGATGGTAGTTCAAGAAATATTAATGTAGATATAGCAAGTTATATGGATATAAAATCAGCAGATGATGGTGAAGGTGGAATTACACTTAGTAAATCTGCAACTGATGGCACTCATACTAAATATTCTATATCACATAGAGATGATAACCAAAGTTTAATTATTTATTCTCACGATGGCACAACATTTAGAAACTGGTTTACTGCAGATGAACCAAATGCTTTATTAAAATTAGGTAGTAATAGTTCAGCATTATCTCAATTTGATAATGATGGAGATTTCTTTCCTTTTAGACATATTGATATGGGAGATGGAGATAGAATCAAACTTGGAGATTCTGATGATTTACAAATAGTTCACGATAGTAATATTAATTTTATACACTCTACTATTAGTGATAGAGATATTTATTTTAGAGTCAATGATGGTGGTTCAAGTGTTGATGCTATAATTATAGATGCAAGTGATGTAGGAGCTGTCAAACTTCCTAACGATAATCAATATTTATACATTGGTGCTGGTAACGATATTTATTTTGGACACGGNGGTACTAATTCAGTTTGGGGAAATAATACTGGAACTTTACAAATAAGAAATCACACTGCTGATGCAGATATGTTTTTATCGGTTAATGATGGTGGAAGTCATATTAATGCTATTCAAATAGATGCAAGTGATGTAGGTAGTGTTATTTTACCTTCCGATAATCAAAAATTAAAGATTGGAGCAAGTAATGATTTACAAATATATCACGATGGTAGTAACAACTATATAAACAATGTAACATCAGACCAAGACTTCTATATTAAAGTGAATGATGGTGGTTCAAGTATTAATGCTCTTCAAATAGATGCAAGTGCAGTAGGTAAAGTTAAATTACCAAATGATAATCAAAGATTAACGATTGGTGCTAGTGATGATTTACATTTATTTCACGACGGAAGTGATACTGGAATTGAAAACTATGTCGGTGATTTATACATAACAAATAATGCAGATGATAAAGATATTGTTTTAAGAAGTGATAATGGTAGTGGTGGAGTAACACCTTACATAACATTAGACGGAAGCTCAGGAATGACTTTAATTACAGGTGGTGGAGCATTAAAAATTGATGTAACTGCAGACCAATCGGTATTATTTAACAGAGATGGTGGTAGTCCAGTTAGTATAGAACACGATACTTCTCAATTATATTTTTATAACAGAACACAAAATAAATCTACTCTTATGTTCAAACACGCAGGACCTGTTGTTATTAATGAAGATTCAAGTCCTTTAGTAGATTTTAGAATAGAAACTGATGCACAAAGTCACGCTTTATTTACAAATTCTAGTGATAATACAGTTGGAATATTCGCAGCTTCCTCCGGTTTATCTGGTTCATTAGTGGTGGGTGGTGGAACTGGAACACCTGGTGGAATTATGATATCACACCAAAACAAAGTAGGAACATCACAACCTTCTACGGTTGAACAACATCCAGTAGGACACTATACAACTGGTGAAGAAATATTTTCAATAGACCAAACTTGGTCAGATTCAAATTTAGCTAAATGGTTTGGAGATAATGCTAAAGATGATGTATACTTTACAGCATCAGCTGATGCTCCTGGTGGATACGCAATTAGAATTGATGGACAAGTGAGTGTTGGTGGTGAATATAATTCAGGATTTCCTTATATTCCAATAAGAGACGGTGATGTTTATTATATGGAATGTTGGATACAGAATGTAGGTGATAATCAAACACACTATATGGGTTCAAATGAGTATGACCAAAACTTTGCTTCTACTGGTGGTAATCCAGGTTCTTATGGTTATTGGGTAATGTCAAACACAAATACAGGAACTGGTCAATGGATAAAACAAACTGGATACATTTCAGGTTCTTCCATTTCAACAACGGGAACTTTTGAAACAAGTTCTAGGTATTTTACACCAATGGCCTTATTTAATTATGGTGCAGGTAGTGGAACAAGGTCTTGCGTAATCTCTGGGTGGAAAGTTGTAAAAATGAACAATAGTGGAAATCAAATATTTGATAATATGTTGGTTAGTGGTTCTATTGCACTTGGTAATAAATCAAACACAAATGTAACTGGTGGTCTTGGATTAGATGCATCCGGTTCAGCCAAAGACGCAAATCACCCGTGGCACGGAAGAACAAGAATTGGAAGTCCAGAAACTTTGCAGCTAGCTCCAGCACACGGTATGGGAATAAAAACACCACACGGATATGTATTACACGGCCCAAGAAATTCAAGTTGGAATCACATTATAACAGATAGAAATGGTAATTATTTCAATACAAAATTAACGGTAGATGGTGGTATTGTTGAATCGTATGATGAAGCTTTACAACTACGAAGATATCAAAGTAATAATAATAGAATTACAATTGATGACGGAAGACAAGTATTTGAAATGGAAGGTAGAGCTGTTTTAAATATGAACGCTTCAACCACAACTGGTTGGGTAGGAATTAGTGGTTCAGTAGATATCTCTGGTTCAATAACATCAAACGGTAGTGCACCAATGTTAAATGTTGGAGAAACTGGAGCTGGTGCAATCGCAGGTTCAGCTCATCAACTGATGGTTGGAGGCCCAAGTGTTTCGGGATATACAGGAATACAAATCGTTTCAGATGCAACAGATGGAAAAGGAGTTCTTTCTTTCGCAGATGGTAGAGGAGCAAATGATAATTGGAGAGGATTCATAGAATACGACCACGGTTCAGATATACTTAACTTTGCAACTAATGCTGTAACAAGATATACAATGAACAATGCTGGATGTTTATATGTTTCTGATAAAGTTCAAGCTGGTGGTAATGGTATAGAAATTTGGGATGGAACTCACGGATTTAAACAAGTATTAGGAAAAGATAGCACTTATACATTTTTAAAAAATAATGATGGTGTTAGTAATATCTATCTTGGAGATAGTGGAGATGCACAAAACTATTACGACAATGGTGTGCATATATTTAGAAGTTCAGGTGGAGGAGCAGAATATGCAAGAATTGGTTCAGGATATATTCGTTCAGCAGGTTTAGGTTCAGATGGAGCTCCAGCATTTAGTTTTACAGGAGATACCGATACTGGTATACTTAGTCCAGGAGCTAACAATATAGCACTTTCAACAGCAGGAACAAGAAGATATTTAATAGATGCTTCAGGTAATCATAGTATTTATGGTAATACTTCATTTAGTTCCCCAATGTCAGTTAATTATGGAGCAATATTTAATGAAGGTAGTCACGATTCAGATTTTAGAGTAGAGTCTAATGCTAATACTCATATGTTTCTTGTTGATGCTGGAAATAATAGAATTGGTATAAATGTTAGTGCGCCTGCAAAAGATTTACATATATTTCAAACTGAAGGTGCAGTTGGTGCAAAACACTCTACACTTAGATTAGGTGGATATTCTACAACTGGTTGTGATATATCATCTTTCAGAGATACAGGTAATAGTAACGACCAAGGTTTATTCATTTCAGTTTATAATGCTACAAATGCTCAATTAGATGCCATAAGAATAGATAGTTTAGCAAATATCCAAGTAACTGGTAGTGATGGAACTAAATTTATGCTATCACAAAGTGGAGATTTCCACGCAGACGGAGATGTTATAGCCGCTTCAACACAAGTTGGTTCTGATATAAGATTAAAAGACGAAGTTGAAGATTTGAATTATGGGTTAGATGAAGTATTAAAATTAAGACCAGTAGAATTTGATTGGAAAACACGAAGAGGTGGAAGACACGATATTGGTGTGATTGCACAAGAAATAGAATCAATAATTCCAGAAGTTGTTACTGATTCAAAAGACATAAGAGATGATTTACCTTATAAATCAGTAGATTATTCAAAATTAACAGCGGTATTGATTAAAGCTGTTCAAGAACAACAAGAACAAATAGAAGAATTAAAAGAAGATATCAATGAATTACGGGGAGATGACTAATGCCTATTAATGGAGCAGCATTAAATAATTCAGGTGAACTCAGAATGAGTGGTTCGTTAGAATCCAATGGTTCAACTGCAACAACAGGTATGATAAATTGTGCTTTTGGTGGAGCCGCTCACGCAAACTCTAATCTTACAGCAGGTAATAAAATTAACATAAGTTTAACAACTTTAAATACAACAATAGGTGGATTCACAAATGATGGTAGTTGTGACGGAAATGCTCCACACGGAATGGTAGAATGTAGAGGTGCGTTCGTAACTGATGAAGAACTCGGTGGTGGAGGAGGAGGAAGATAATAGGTTATGAAAGGTAGAGCGTCTATAGCTAAATATACATTTACAGATACTCAAATATTAGATACAGAAATTGGTTGGGAAGTAATGTCTGATTGGGAAGACCCGATAATGGTCAAACACGCAGAAGTAGTTACAAAAAATGGTGGTGACATCTTAGAGTCTGGATTTGGTATGGGTATTAGTGCAACACATATACAATCACACGATATTAATTCACATACAATTATAGAAATAAATGATGAGGTGTATGAACGACTATTAATATGGGCAGAAGATAAACCAAATGTAATTCCTGTTAAAGGTGATTGGGCAGAAAGTATACCAACAGATAAAAAGTATGATGCGGTATTTTATGACCCATATGGTGATATGAAAAATAAACCATTATTTCCCTGGTTGATTGCACCATATTGTAAAGAAGGAGCTATTGTTAGTTGGTATAACAATATACTAAGACCAAGTTCAGTTTATTCAGAGGGATACGAACATCATCATCATTATTGGGATAACGATAGAATTAGTTATCACGAAGTAGAATTAGAAGTCCCAGACGAAGCAAGAATAAAGTGGTATTTAGAGGGAGAAGGGAATATTTATTATGCACCAGAGATAATTATGGGTGAACAAGATAATAGAGATGAATTTAAAAGAATTTGGATGGGAAAAAGAGGTCCCGTTTAAAATAAAATGTAATAATAACAAACAAGATGATATTTATATACATATGAGTTGGATAGTAGTAAAACAATATTTTTTAACAGGGTCATCAGACCCCAATTGGGCAACAAAACAACAATTTTGGAGTCAACTTAGTGGTTCTGGTGATACTCAAACTTTTTCGTTTGATGACGAACAAGAAGCCTGGGAAAAAGCAATTGAACTACAAAACGAAGATAGTTCAGGTCGTAGATATAAAGCAGTAAAACAATAAGGAGTTACAAAATGGCTGAAGAAACAAAATTAAAAAGTCAAATGGGTTCAGATGAACCAGTAAAATTCACAGATGAAGAACTTAGTTCGTTACAAGAGTTACAAAATACTTATGCAAGTATTTCAACTCAATTTGGACAAACTAAAGTTAGTCGTATTAATTTAGAAAGACAGATGTATAGTCTTGATGAAATGGAAGATAATCTTACGAAAGATTGGGAAACAAATCGTCAAACTGAATCTGACTTAGTTAAATCTCTAAATGAAAAATATGGTGCTGGAAGTTTAAATCCAACAACAGGTGAATTCATACCAAGACCTACTGAAGAAGTAGAAAATAACTAAAAAAAATAGTCCCATATATATCGTTTGGGATTACTATATACTATTTATTAGTATATTAAAAATTTCATTAATTGGAGAAAACAAATGGCAGAAAGAATAGTTAGCCCTGGTGTATTTACACGAGAAAAAGACTTATCATTCTTACCACAAGGAATTTCTGAAATTGGTGCGGCAATAATTGGGCCAACACAAAAAGGCCCAGCGTTCACACCAACACAAATCAGTAATTTTAGTGAGTTTGAAGAGATATTTGGAAGTCTTGACTCTCGTTTTTATGTCCCTTACACGGCTAAACAATATTTAAAATCTGCTGGTACAGTAACAATTGTTCGCGTTCTTGGAATTGGTGGTTATCAAGCTAATGTATTAGCTATAAAAACCACTGGTTCATTAGCAACTGTCGGTGGAGCTGACGCAGCAGAAGGATATCCAGAACTATTTGGAAAAACTATTGCAATATTAGCACCTACTAGACTAGGTGGTGTCACCGGAGCAAACATAAGTGATGGATTGATAGACCAAAGAGTAGCACCCTTATCATCTTCCTTGTTGGAGATTACAGGTTCTACAGCTTTGAGTAAAACAATTTCATTCGATACGGGTAGTGAGTCTTATATAGACAAACTATTACCATATGACCCACAGAACAACACAGTACCAGTATATTTATACAAAAACTTTAAATCTCTTCACGGAGATATGAGTGGAAAAATAACAGGTAGTTTCATAACAGCAACATTTGATGCAACTGGTTCACAACTTTCAGTTGGAGCAACTGGATTTAATGCAGACGGAACAGCAACTACTTGGACAGGTAATTCTGATTATCAATATGCAAGAACACCTTACATACAATCGCAAAATGTAGGTGGTTCAAGGTATAGTCTATTCAGAGTTTACACTCGTGCACACGGAAGTAATATTAACCAAGAATTAAAAGTTAATATTATGAACATAAAAGACGCTGGTAGTGTAGCAGGTTCTGATTACGGAACTTTCTCATTACAAGTTCGTTCAGTAAACTTTAAAAACGATTCAAGAAGACCTAGTAATGATAGTGTCATAGAACAATTTGATAACTTATCACTTGATGTAAACGAATCTAATTACTTCGCAAGAGTAATTGGTGATAGACACACATCTATCGATTCAAATGGTAAATTAACTTACTATGGTGACTATCCTAATAAAAGTAAACATATAAGAGTTGGAGATTTTCCTGATTTAGAAACATTTCCAACTACAGTTGTTCCTTTTGGACACAACAAAGTATATGTTCCATATTACTCAGAAAATACAACAGCAACAAGTATACCAACAGCATCATTTAAATCAAACCAAAGCTCATCAGTAGCCGACTTTGACCAAAATGTATTCTATGGTTTAAACTACTCTAACCTAGATAATAGAGAATATTTATCACCTATATCTTATGGAACAAGTGGAGCAAATCAAGGTAGTAATGTTACTATGTCATTGGAAAATATGTTTGGTTCAGACGGAGCTACAGCAGTAGCAACTAACTATGCAGGACAAACAGAATTACTAACACTTTCAGGTTCAGCAGTTGAACAAAGAAAGTTTGTAGTTCCTTTCCAATGGGGATTTGATGGTTCAAATCCAGCAACACATTATGCAACAGGTGCTGATATTAGTGCAACAAACACTCAAGGATTTAATTTGGATGGGGGAGCTAAAACCGGTTCAGTAGTTTATAAAAGAGCTATTAACGCAGTAAGTAATCCAGACGAATTTGATATCAATATGATGGTATTACCTGGTGTTATTCACGGAACTCACACAAATGTTACTAATCACGCAATAGATAAATCAGAAGAGAGAGCAGATACTTTCCTTATTCTTGATGCAGCTTTGTATAGTGATTCAGTAGATACTGTGAGAGATAATGTGAAATCATTAGATTCAAACTATACAGCAACTTATTACCCGTGGGTAAAAGTTCTTGACGATAATACAAACAGACCAACTTGGGTTCCGCCATCAGTTGTTCTACCTGGTGTCATTTCATTTAATGACTCAGTAGCACACGAATGGTTCGCTCCCGCAGGTCTAAACCGTGGTGGTTTATCAGATGTGTTAGAAGCAAAAACTAGACTAACTCATAGTGAAAGAGATAAGTTGTATGAAGATAGAGTCAATCCTATCGCAACATTCCCTGGACAGGGTGTAGTTGTGTTTGGACAGAAAACATTACAAGGAAAACCTTCAGCATTAGATAGAGTAAATGTAAGACGATTATTGATAGCTTTAAAGAAATTTATCGCATCAACTTCTCGTTTCTTAGTATTTGAACAGAATACTAACGCAACAAGAGCTCGTTTCTTAAATGTTGTTAATCCTTTCTTGGAAGATGTTCAATCAAATAGTGGATTGAGTGCATTTAGAGTGGTTATGGATGATACAAATAATACTCCCGAAGAAGTCGATAGAAATCGTCTAATCGGACAGATATTTATTCAACCTACACGAACAGCAGAGTTTATAGTATTAGACTTTGTAGTTCAACCAACAGGTGCTACATTCCCTGAATAATAGTTAATAAACTGAAGAAAACCCCACTTTTTGTGGGGTTTTTTTTAGCATATAAAACTTTCAAAAAACTTCCAAAGTATAATGAAATATATTTAACGATTTTTTTCGTTTTGTTATATTTATTACTGAATATAAAACACGGAGATTTTTAAATGGCTAAAGTATTAGACCCAAGTGAAATAATGTTTACACCCTTTGAACCTAAAACTAAAAATAGGTTTATTATGTATATTGAAGGTATACCAGCCTTTACTATCAAAGCAATGAATAGACCAACTATTCAATTTGATGAAGTGGTGTTAGAACATATAAATGTTAAAAGGTATGTAAAAGGTAAAGGTGCATGGCAACCATTAGAAATTACATTGTATGACCCAATCGTTCCTTCCGCTTCACAAGCAGTTATGGAATGGGTGAGAGAACATCACGAGTCAGTTACAGGTCGTCAAGGTTATTCAGACTTTTACAAAAAAGATATCACATTTAACCTATTAGGTCCTGTTGGGGACATTGTTGAAGAATGGACTCTTAAAGGAACATTTATTCAAAGTGCTAATTTTGGAGATATGGACTACGGAACATCAGACCCAGTTGAAATAGCATTAACACTTCAATACGACTACGCAATATTACAATTTTAAAACTTCATAAGGAGAATAATAATGGGATTTAGTGAAATATTTAAAGATAAAAATGAATACAACGAAAAATCAATAATTGGTTTTATGTCTTTCGCAGTAATGACAATAACAAGTATCGTTGATATGGTTACTGGTGCGTTTGGAAACGAATTAGTAATACAAGAATTCATTTACAATTCATTCGTTGTTATCACATTAGGTTGTTTCGGTATCGCAGGTGCTGAAAAAATCTTTGGTGGTAAAAAATAATATAGTTATTTAAAAGGTTTTAACAAAAGGAGTTAATCAAATGACAGAAACAAAGTTTCCTACGGAAATCGTAGATTTGCCGTCAACAGGACACTTTTACCCAGAAGATAATCCATTATCATCTGGTAAAATAGAACTAAGATATATGACTGCTCGTGATGAAGACATTCTCACATCAGTTAATTTAATTGAACAAGGAAAAGCGTTAGACAAACTTTTACAAGAATTAATAATCAACAAAGATATTGATTATAATGATTTATTAGTTGGTGATAAGAACGCTATATTTGTTGCAGCAAGAATACTAGCATATGGTAAAGAATTTGGTTTTTCATATTTAGATTCGTATGGTGAGAGAGTAGACGGAAAAGTAGACTTGACAGAAATAGAATCAAAAGAATTAGATTTTTCAGAATATAAAAAAGGTGTAAATTTATTTTCTTATACTTTACCAAAATCAGAAAGAATAGTAACATTTTCTATCCCTACACACAAATCAGAAATGGATGTAGAAGGTGAATTAGAAGCTATAAAGAAAGTATTTAAAGATGATATAAATGCAGTCAACAGAGAAAATTCAACAAGACTAAAACATCTTATAAAGTCAGTAGATGGAAAACAAGAAAAAGCATATATTAATAACTTTGTTGATACTGAATTCTTTTCAGTCGATTCAAATGCGTTCAGAAAATATGTTTCAGAAAAAAATCCCAACCTAGACTTCACAGCAACCTCAGAGAATAGTAGAGGTGAAAAGGAGAAGGTGGCAGTCCCTATGACTGCTAAGTTTTTTTGGCCTGACTCCACAATATAAAACGGACTTACACGAACAAATATTCCAAATTATCTTTTATTCTAAAGGTGGTTTCACATTTACAGAAGTTTATGACTTACCTGTATATCTTCGTAGATTTTATTATAAACGACTTGTTACTCAATATGAAAAAGAAAAACAAGAACACGATAAAGTTGTGAACCAACCAAACCAATCTAATCAACGATTTAAGTAGTAAAAATATTAAAATCTTATATTTATTATTGAATATAAATTAAGGATTATAAATGGCTAAATATAAAAAAATAACGGAACAATCCAAACAAGGTCTTTTAGACAAATTGTTTTACTATCTTGGTAGAGGTATGAGACCTACTATGGTTAAAAAACTAGCTAAGAAAGACCCAGAGTTTGCTAAAACTTGGAGTGAACTCGAAAAACATCAGAAATATATGGATAGTATTTTTACGAATAGAAAAAAATAGCATTAATTCATTATTTAGAACACCCCAATAAATCAAAAACAAATAGGAATATATAATTTATGGCTAAAGCAAAACCAATTATAGACAGAAGACTCAAGGAGTTTAAAGACCTTCCTTCCACTATTGAAAAAGTAAACAAAGCAGTAGAATCTGGTTTGGTGACTGCAAAAGAAGCTATAAAAGATATTCCAGAAGCTTATCAAGGTCTAATAAGTAAACAAATGGAGATGAATAAGTTACTTGAAAGTGAAGACGAAAAACGAAAAGGTCTTGAGGGTTCATTTAGACGAGGATTAGGTTTATCATACGAACAAGCTGATGTTACAGAAATACAAGAGAATTTAACTCAAGCCGTTTTAGCAGGTGATAAAGAAGCCGCGGAAGCTGCAGAAGACAAAATAGCAGCATTACAAAAACAAGCAAAATTAAATGAAGAAGCATATGGTGCCATACAAGACTTCTTTCCTGGTATATTTAGTGCTATTAAAATGGTTCAAAAAGCTCAACTAGTATGGAATCAAATAGCTAATATGAATCCATATGTTGCAATAGCTTCAATATTAATAGCAATGGTAACTACATTGATAATGATAGTTAAACGAGTTAATGCAATGAGAGAACAATTTGGTCTTGCAGGAACGGAAGCCGCTAAAGTAGCTGGTCAACTAACATTAATAAACATCAAGATGAAGTTCTTCGGTATATCTGCAGAACAAGTTGCATCTTCAATGGAAGCCTTAGCAAATACCTTTGGTGAAGTAAGTCCAGCTATGGTTCGTTTTGCTGGAGATATGGCCCTTACCGCAAGAAATGCTGGTATAACATCTGAACAAGCCGCTTCAATGGTATCATTATTTCAAGCCACACACGGAGCTACTAAACAAGTCGCATTAGATATGATTGAAAGCACTGCTGCTATGGCAAGACTAACTGGATTATCACCGAGTGTAATAATTGGAGAGATGGCAGAAAATGCAGACTTATTCGCAAGTCATCTCGGACAGAGTGAACAAAATTTAATGGCCGCTGTAGCACAAGCTAAAAAACTTGGTATGGAATTTGGACAATTAACTGAATTTGGTGATGGACTATTAGATATTACAGAAAGAATTAATAAAGAACAGATGTTATCTGCAATGCTTGGTAAACAAGTTAATTTACAAAGAGCTGCAATGTTACAAGCACAAGGTGATGAAGTAGGGTTTATGCAAGAACTATCTAATCAATTACAAGGTGTGGGAGAACTAACAGCTCAACAAAGAAGATTATTTTCATCAGAACTTGGTATAGCAACAGCAGATGTTATGAAGTTAGCAGGATTACAATCAGGTATGGCACAACGAGGAGCACAAATTCCTGGACAAAATCCATATGAACAAGCAAGATTTAAACAAGGTGAGAAAATGTTAAAAGCAATAAATAACCCACAATATGCATCATAGAGATAAATAATGGCATTAAAAGATACAGAAACAGCAAGAATACTAAAACGAGGAATACCAACAAAGGATAAAAGCTTTCTTAGTAATAAATCAAAACTAAATGAATTTGGTGGTCAACGATTTAATCCAGATGAAACTTATAGTGATTCTGGTAAACCAACTCAATTAGTTGATAGTGTTAATCCATCTGGTCGTAGTGGTGGAGTTAGACCAAGTATAAGAACATTTACAAAAGGACTTGAAATGTTTGGTGTAAGTATTCCAGTTGGAGATAGATACGAAGATACTATCAAGAGAGATTCAATATTTAACGATAGTGTTATTGGTGAACTCAATAAAAATATTCAAGGATTTAAATCATTTAAAAAGTCAATCAAATCTTTTTCAGATAATCCTTTAAAATCTATAAGTGATTTAGCAAATATAGACCAAGAAGCTAAATTAATAGAGTATAGAGCAAAAGCCTATGGGAAACAAAAGAAACTTGGTAATCCAGCTGCGAAAGTATTACTTACTGATAGAAAAATAGCAAAAGCATTTGAAGGGCCAATTAAGGGTGGTAAAACTACAAGAAATGTAAATCGTGCTAATATGACACCTTATGGTAGTGAAGGTAAAAATACAGATTTAGTTGATTTTAGATTTAAAGATATACATAACGAAAAGTTTATCAACTTTAGTGCTTTACTTTCAGGAATAACAGACACGATAACTCCTGAGTATGCAACAGAAAGATATATGGGAAGACCAGAAAGTGTTTATATTTATCAAGGTGTTTCAAGGACAGTAGGTTTTAGTTTTCAAGTTTACCCAACAACAAGACAAGAATTACCAGTCTTATGGGAAAAGTTAAATTACTTAGTTGGTATGTGTTATCCTAATTGGGTAGATGCACCAAAACCAGATTCTGGTTTTAAACCAGTAACTATGTTAAGTCCTATGATGGAATTAACTATCGGTGATATGTATAGAAATACACCTGGATATTTATCAGGAGTAACACTTACGGTTCAAGATGGTTCAACTTGGGAATTTGAGGAAAATTTACAATTACCACATAATATCCAAGTAGATGTTGAATTCCAATATATTGGAAAATACTTACCAAACGCAAAAGGAAAACATTTTGAATTAAATTGGATTAAAGATGTATCAAAAGACCCGACTGGTATTGAGGAAAAAAGACAAACACAAGAAATAGTAGATAGGATGTTTCCTAAATCGAAACCGTCCGGACTTAGTTTGAAAACCAAGAAAGTAGATTTAGCTAATTTTAATACAAGTATTGGACTTAAAGCAACTGGATAAGGTAATGGGTAGATATAGTAACACAAGAGTAAAAATAAACAATAATTCTAAAAGAGTATATTCATATACACTCTATCCAAAAATAAAGCTAAAAAATTCTGATATTTTTATAACACCAAAGTATAGTGAAAGATTAGATATTTTAGCAAATAAATATTATGATGACCCTTCATTATGGTGGATTATAGCACAAGCTAATGGAATAAAAGGTTTTACTTCACTTTATTCAAAAAATTTTAAGGGAGAACTTCGTATCCCAACGGAGATATCAGATATATTAAGTGAATTTAATTCAATGAATAGGTAAAAAAATGCCTTCAGCATCTCCAATAAATCCAAAAATACAAGAAGCTCTCAATGAAAAGAGAAAAGTTTATAGTAGAAGTGGGGAAGACAATCCTTACACATCAAGGTCAAAGAAAGCCAAAGAACAATACCTAACAACAATTCAAAAAACACCATATCTTTATATGTTATCTACTGAAAGTATTCAAGAAAAAAGAAGAAATACTGAAGAGACACAAAAGAAATTTAACAAAAGAGAATCAGAAGCCAAAACTGGAAGATTACAAGAGGATGACATAGCAGAAGATAAATCATATTTAGGGGGTAATTTTACAAAAGGCCCAATACTTCTATCAAACACAGAGTATTCTAAATCGGTTGGTAAAAATATAAGATTTGGTTTAGATGCATATCAAGCAAGGGGTGATAGACCATATAGACCAAACGCTGGTATAAAAGGACTAACATCAGAATATCTATCAAGTGGACAACAAGCCTTTGTAAGAAAAATCACTGTAAATTGGACTTGTTTTACATTAGAAGATTTAGATTTTTTACAAGAAAGATTTATGACATTGGGTAGAAAAGTTTATGTTGAATGGGGTTGGGCTTCAACAAAAATGAATAAAGCTCCTGTATTTTTAAAAGACAAAGGCGGAACTTATGTTGTAGAACCCGGACTTGTAAATGACACAAAACCATCTCAAGAGAATCCAAAAGGAGAGTCAGCAGCTTTTAAACTAAAAAAAGAAGTTCTTGAGAGTGGTGGTTCTTTTGATGCAATAATAGGTTATGTTGATGGATTTGAATTTAGTCAGAGAGATGATGGTGGATTTGATTGCACAACAAACTTAACGGTAAATGGTGGTAATATATTTCAAACCAAAAAAGAACCAAAAAAAGAAGTTAAACCTGGTAAACTTAATGAAATTGGTATCAAGAAAGCTCAAGATGGATTTATTGACTCTATAAATAAGTTACCAAGAATTTTAAATGAGTATATTGATAAGTCTTCAAACAAACCAACATCAGCGGAAATTTATAAAGATTATACTACAGCAGATTCTTTCGAAAGTGAAATTATCAATAAAGACAAGTTTTGGAAAGTAGAGAAAAGAAAAACTACCGTAAAAAATTTAACAAACAAATCATCCGAATATAAATACAATAATAATTGTATATTAAAAGTAGATACGATTAGACAATTAGATGAATCAGTTAAAACAGGTTTTGCAGAAAAAGGTCTAAAAGGTTGGTGGGATGGTATGGATGAGGAAGATGGAATAAATAGACAACTTATTAAAGAACAAAGACAACAATCAGGTGAAGGGGTTTTTCACATCGCAGACCGAAATGTCAAAGAAGAAATTGTTCCAAATGAATGTTGGGTTCGTTGGGGTTGGTTTGAAGATAATATTCTAAATAAATATTTTGCATTATTGGATACCGAAGGTGAGGTTGTAAATGTTAAAAAAACAATTAGAAGTATAAAACCAGTAAAAATTGGTGAAGAAGACGCTCCTAAGATTAATATAGGAACAGAAAGGAAACAAATACCAGATTATGACCTAGACAATTACCGAAGTTCTGGTAAATACAAAAAGATAAGAACAAACAAAGACGGAAAACAAACTTATGAGGCAATTGTAATGGGGACAGATTACGAATCAACTACTTGTGGTAATCACCCAAAATTTAAAACACCAAACATAAACAATTTTATATTTCCAGGACAATTTAGTTTAGAAGATGATGGGTATGATAAAGCCTTAGTAGATGATACAGGTGAGACAATATTTGAAAAACAAAAACAAGCGATTGATAAGTATAATAAAAAATATGGTAAAGACACAGATAATTTTATAGAGTATAATTTTCAAAAGGACTTTGAAAAATATTTAAAAAAATATCCCACAACTAAAGAAACTGGGACAACTACATCAGGTGCATACTCTGGAACTGGTGTAGATGGGAATGATGTAGATGAGACAAGACAAGTTCTAGGAATTGAGGAACTACAACAAAAATTAGAAGACTTTAACATCTCAACAAAAGATTTAGATATGAACGAAACTGCTATTGTTCCTTATCTTGAGTTAAAAGTATTAGAAAATGTTGTTAAGGAGTTGCCTCTATTTGGAACAAATGAAAACAAAGATGGAAAAATTAGAAACATTTTTGTTAATGTTAGTAAATTACAAGATATATTTAAAACACCAACAGATAATATAATGGGAAATATGAATTTATTCTTTCGTTCACTATTACAAGAAACACAAGGGTTGATAAACCTAAAATTAAAAGAAGATGAGGAAGGAAATAATCAAGTAGAATCCAATGAAGTAACAGAAAGTGAAAGTACAAATCTACTTGGACTAGAAAATAATGATTCACCATATGGTATTTATGAATTTCCTGTCAATACAAATGATAGTTTTGTAGAATCACAAGAAATATCATCTGATATGGGTAGTTCTTTACAACAAATGATGATGTCTAAACAATTCGCATCACAAGCTATAAAAGACAATAAAGGTAATGTTATAGCTCAAGCGATGGTAGATGGTATTATAGGAGAAAGTAAGGTAATAAGAACTGATGGTGGTGCCGCTAAAAAACTTGGTATGGAATTCGGACAATTAGATGTTGATAAAGAGATAGGAACTTCAGTTCCCGCTCTAATGGAAGGTTGGGAAAACTTTGGACAAATAGAAGGTAATGAAGATTTTCCCTTTACACAAGGTGAATATGATGTAACAAATGTTCCACTTACTCCAGAAGAGATAACAGAACGAGATACTACATCTTCGGAGGAGTATGGCATTCAATCATCAGAAAAAGATGCCGAACAAGGTTTAGCTATATACAATGATGCTATATCTGCAGATTATGATATTAATGGTAAATTGAAAAATGTTGGTGGTATGTTTGATGAGGTTGGAACAATAAAACCAACGGAAACTAAATATACTAATAAAGATGGGAAAGAAGAAACATATGCAATAGTTCCAACAACAGAAGAAACTTGGGGATTATTGTTTATCACAAATACTATTGAAATAACTGGGATAGCAGGAATTAAACCCGGTGATATATGGACAACTTCTTATTTACCTGCAAAGTTTAAAGATAATGCACATTTTTGGACTACAAATGTTTCACAGACCATAGATTCTTCTGGGTGGAAGACAACAATTACTGGTAGAGTTAACAAAAGATTAAAAAAGATTGAAAAATGAATAACGAACTAATAGATATTATAAACAATAGCACAGAAAAGAAAATTAGTGATGCAGGAAAAACTAAAAAACTTGAATTTATAGATTCAAAAAATAACCCAGTTCCAGTTGGAATACCATATCACATACATATAACTACTGATAAGAAATATTGGTATATGACAGGTAAAAATCACAAGAATACTTCTATATTGATTTTTAAAGTTGGTGGTGATATCCCCGATTATGTTAAGTATAGAAACTTGGTGGGTAGTAGAACACAAGAATATATAACAGAACAAAGAACTACACCAAATAATTTAGATTATAAGAGAGGATTTATTACATTATACTTTGCAAGACAATCCAATATAACAGACGAGAAAGTATTTGAGATAAGTAAAAATGATTTTAAAAAGGATATACCTTTTTATTCCAAAGTTTCTTTAGAACTTAAAATTTTCGGTGAAGAATCAGAAGTTAGACTATTTAACATAAGAAGAATAAATGTAGCAAATAGTAAACTAAGAGGTGTAGAGTATGCAGTTCAACCATTACAATATTTTAAACCAAATAGAGAATCAGTAAAAAGTATACAAGATAGATTACAAAGTTACCAACAAGTAATGCAAAATTCAACAAGTGGTGGTTCAAGTGGTGATTCATCAGGTGGTTCAAGTGGTGGTTCAAGTGGTGGTTCAAGTGGTGGTTCAAGTGGTGGTTCATCAGGTGGTGGAGGTGGATACTAAAAAATATTGTATTTTGGGATAGTTTCATTATATTTATAAGTAAATAAAGGTTATATGATAGTTCAACATAAAAAGCAACTACAAGAGATTATAGATGAGCACATCAATAGTGAAATGGTATTGATACCAACACTATGTGATAAAAATATGCATCCAATTGAAAATGAATTATCTCTTTTATATATTAAGTGGTTATCATCTGGTAAAGAAAATATTGTTGTTTTAAATCACTCTGAAAAGAGAAAAGATAACGATTTAAATGTAGATTTTCTTAAAAAAGCTCTTGACATTAATACAGAAAATAAGTATATTTATAATAAGAAATCTCTTATCCACAACCTATCGTTAAACTCGTTAAATGATACCAATTTGAACTTTTATTTGGAAGGCAGTAATCCACTCTACATAGATAATTTAACCACGAATACACACGATTTTTTCAATATAAACTTCTCTACATTAAATAATATTAATAGATACATACCAATTATGAAACACTTAGAATATGGTAGAAAATTGGTAAATAAGATGAGAGATTTGTTCTTTTGTGACGAAAAAAATAAAAGTTATAATGAAAATGTTATCAATAATTTAAACCAAATTGAGAAAAATGGATTATTTACAACAGATAACAAATATCAATATTCTGAATATAATATTTATACTTCTACAGGTAGACCAAGTAATCGTTTCGGTGGTATTAATTTCGCTGCATTAAACAAATCTGACGGAACAAGAAAAAAATATATCAGTCGTTATGGTGATAATGGTTGT